TTTTTTTATTGATTAGCCCACTTTCAGCATTATATCGGCTATAAACAAAAATGCGAGTCAAAGTGCACAAAGGTAGTTATTTGCTACCTTCGACTGGAGAGTTACATTAATTGGTAAATGAGCAGTCTGCTAAGCTGTTGTCCTGATGGACTTACAGGTTCGACTCCTGTACTCTCCGCCAAACATAATATTATATAAAATTGGAGGTGAAGTAGCATTGAAATTAAATGCAAGGCAAAAGGCTTTTTGTGAATATTATGTAGCTAGTGGCAATGCTACTGAAGCTGCAATAAAAGCTGGATATAGTAAAAGAACTGCAAAAAGTATAGGACAAAGACTGTTGACTTTTGTTGACATAAAAAAATATATTGATGAGCTTATGCAAAAATTAGAATCTGAAAGAATTGCATCTGCTGAAGAAGTTTTACAGAATTTAACAGCGATGATGAGAGGTGAAATACAAGAAGAAGTTGTAGTAGTTGAAGGAGAAGGAGAAGGAGTTTCTTCTGCAAGAATAATAAAAAAACAAGTATCGGCTAAAGAAAGAATAAAAGCAGCAGAACTCTTAGGAAAAAGACATGCTTTATTTACAGATAAAACTAAATTTGAAGGAACTTTACCAGTTATGATTGTTGGAGAAGATGATTTAGATGAGTAAATATATAAAAATAAATTTACCTCAAATCATTGGAAAGGGTTATAAATCGTTTTGGAACTTCAAGGGTAGGTATAAAGTAGTTAAAGGATCAAGAGCATCAAAAAAGAGTAAGACAACAGCTCTATGGATAATCTATAACATGATGAAATATAAGAATGCTAATACTCTCGTTGTAAGAAAAGTTTTTAGAACTTTAAAAGATAGCTGTTATTCTGATTTAAGATGGGCTATAAACAGATTTCAAGTTCGAGACTACTGGGAGTTTAAAGAAAGCCCACTTGAAATAACCTATAAACCAACTGGACAAAAGATTCTATTTAGAGGTTTTGATGATCCATTAAAGATTACATCAATTTCAGTTTCAGTTGGTAGTTTGTGTTGGTGCTGGATAGAAGAAGCATATGAATTAACAGACGAAACTGCTTTTAATATGTTAGATGAAAGTATTAGAGGGGTTGTAGAAGAACCATTATTCAAACAAATTATCATATCTTTTAATCCTTGGAATGAAAGACACTGGTTAAAATCTAGATTCTTTGATAAAGTTGATGATAATATATTAGCACTTACAACTAATTATCAATGTAATGAGTGGTTAGATGATGCTGATAAGAAATTATTTGAAGATATGAAAAAAAATAACCCACGTAGGTATCAGGTTGCTGGACTTGGTAACTGGGGAATAGTAGATGGACTTGTCTATGAAAATTGGCAAGAGTTGGAGTTTGATTGGAGAGAAATATTAAATAAAAGACAAAAAGCAAAAGCAGTATTTGGGCTAGATTTTGGATATACTAATGACCCTGCTGCTTTTTTTTGTGGAATATTAGATCAGGATCAAAAAGAAATTTATGTTTTTGATGAAATATACCAAAAAGGAATGCAGAATACAGCTATTTACAATAATATAGAAAAATTAGGTTTTAAAAAAGAAATTATAGTTGCTGATAGTGCTGAGCCAAAAAGTATAGACCATTTAAAAGGTTTAGGACTTTATAGAATAAAAGCATCAAAAAAAGGAAAAGATAGCATTAATGCTGGAATACAATTTATTCAAGACTTTAAAATTTTTATACATCCTAGATGTGTTAATTTTTTAACTGAGATTTCAAATTATGCTTGGGATAAAGATAAGTTTGGAAAAGCAGTAAACAAACCCATTGATGATTTTAATCACTTAATGGACGCTATGAGATATGCACTTGAGGATTATATGAGAAATAATTCTGTAAGAACAATAGATAGAAATATTTTAGGAATAAGATAAGAGAGGAGGATTAATGACTGTAGAAGATTTAAAAGAAGCACTGGAGGCATTTATAAAAAATGAATTGCCAGAATTACAAAAAATGGAAGATTATTATAGTGGAAAACATAATATTTTAAATAAGAAAGATAGAAGTGATAAGAAAAAAGATACTAAGTTAATTAATAATTATCCTGAGTATATTGCGACTATTGCAACAGCTTACTTCTTAGGAAAACCCATTGCTTACGCTTTACAAGATGATAAATTAAAAAAAGATTTTGAAAAATTATCAGAATATTTGGCTACTGAAGAAGAACAACAAGAAAACTTTGAGCATTCTCAAAATTGTAGTATTTTTGGTAAATCTTATGAGTTATGGTATAAAAATGTGGATAATACTATTGGAAATGTAGTTGTAGATCCTCGTGATTGTTTTATATTAAGAGATAATACAGTAAAAAAAGAAATAATTGCTGCGGTCAGATGGGATAAAACTAAAAATAAAGAGGATAAATGGGTTTATACATTGGAAGTTTATGATAGTACTAGTGTTACAACTTATGAATTTTTATCAGATAGTGATAAAAAAGAAGTTCCAACTGTAACAGGAGAAACTAAGCTACACGGATTTAACCAAGTCCCAATTATTGAGTTTTTAAACAATAAAAGGGCTAACGGAGATTTTAAAAATGTAATTTCTTTGATAGATGGATATAACGAAGCTACTTCAACTGCTATTGATGATATGAAAGATTTTACAGATGCATACTTAGTTTTGGTTAATATGGGTGGAACTACTGATGAAGAACTAGAAAGAATGAATAAAAATAAAGTTATGCTTATTAATGAGCAAGGTGATGCTAAGTGGCTTGTTAAGCAAGTTAATGATAGTTATGCTCAAAACAATAAAAATAGATTGAACCAGGACATTCATAAGTTTTCTATGATACCAGACATGCAAGACAAAGAGTTTAGTGGAAATAGCTCGGGAGTTGCACTTGGATATAAATTATTGGCTTTAGAACAACTAGCAGCACAAAAGGAAATGTATTTTAAAAAGGCTATTAATCAAAGATTAGAACTTATGATAGATTTTCATAACTTAAAAATAAAATCTACTGATATTCAAAAAGTCTTTACTAGAAACGTTCCAAAGAACTTAGTTGAAGCAGCTGACACAGCTCAAAAGTTACAAGGAATAGTATCCCATGAAACTATTTTATCTACATTGCCTTTTGTTGAGGATGCAAAAAGTGAATTAGAAAAAATAAAAGCTGAAGAAGATATAAATGCAATGAAGGATATGAATACTCCGATTAGAGTTGATGTAAATGACTCAAAAGAATAGAGATTATTGGGAAGAAAGACAAATTAAAAGAGAAGCTAAGGCATTTACTACAATACAGGATATTGAAAAAGAATATAAGATTGCACTAGAAAAGGCTAAGCAGGATATAAATAAAGAGATTTCTAGAATAACTACAACTTATATGAATGATAATGTTTTAAATTATAATGAAGCTTTGAAACATTTAAAAGGTAATGATTATAAAGTTTGGAAAAAAGATTTACATGATTATATGAAAGAATATAATAAACTTTTAAAGAATGCACCTTTACAAGCACAAAAATTATATTTAGAAATTGAAACATTATCTGCTAAAAGTCGTATAAGTAGATTGGATAGTCTTAAATCACAAATAGACATGGAGCTTACTAAGTTGATATTTGGAGTTGAAGATAGCAGTAAAAATGCTTTAAATTCTGTTTATAGAGATACTTTTTTAGAAGTAACTAAAGACTTGGGTATTAATCCTGTTGTCAGTAGAGATAAAATAAAAACAGTTCTGGATAAGCCTTGGAGTGGTGCTAATTTCTCTGAAAGATTATGGAGTAATACGGATAAATTAGCTCAAACAGTGAAGCAAGAAATAGTTAATGGAATGATACAAGGTATTAATTTACAAACTATGACTAAAAGAGTTTCTGAAAGATTTGAAACAGCTAAAAAGAATGATATCGAAAGACTTCTAAGAACTGAAGTTAATTATACTTTAAATCAAGCTACCTTAGATGGCTATAAAGAAGCTGGGATAGAAAAATATGAATTCAGTGCTACTTTAGACAATAGAACTAGTCAAATATGCTCTGAATTGCATGGTAATATATTTGAAATAAAAAATATAGCTGTTGGACTTAATTATCCACCGATGCACCCAAGATGCAGAAGCACGACTATCCCAATTATTGATTATGAAAGCTTAGTTAAACAAGGTAGAGAAGAAATAGAAAAGAATAATTACAGTTTGGATAATAATAATAATAATAATAATAA